CCGTGGCAACGGCCGCGAGTACGGCCTCAACGGCAGCCTCCGCAGCCGCAGCCGCAGCCGCAGCCGCGTCAAGGCGCAAGCAATCATGAAGCAATCGGCGTCAAGGCGGAATTGTTCTCAGGGGGCGGCTCGGACTTTCCCTCCTCCTTTAGCCGGGACCGCCCCCACTACTCCCGCCGGCGCCGTCACGTTCAAGGCTCTCTTGAAAGAGGTCAACATCAAGAGCCTTGTGTCCGGCGATAAAGCGGCGCGGATCACCTTCGAAGTGAATAAGCCGGACGCCGATAATCTTGACCTGCTCAATCGTCTGCATGACCCGACAAAGGAAATAAACCTGGGGGTGTGGGCGTGAAAAAAGCTCACAGCTCCCGAGAGAAAGCAATGGCCAACCTCAAGCCATTCGTGAAGGGGGACCCCCGCATCAATCGGACAAGCGGACCAAAGAATGCGGAGGCCGCGTCCTACACGATTCAGGCTGCGAATTATGCCTCCAGGAAAATCAGCCCAGAGAAGTTCGTCGACGTTCTAGCCGAGAAAGTCTTAAGGGGCATTCCTTGGGCGGTTCAAATGTGGGCGGACCTGTTCTTCGATAAAAAGGTCGAGAAGCATGACGTAGATGTTGCCTTCCATGTTCTTGACCGCGTCGTCAAAACCGAAAAAGAAACATGACCGAATACACCATCGACGAGAAATGGGGAGCGCGGTTCTATCCGCTCCTCAAGTGCGAGTCCCGCTATCTCGTCATGTGCGGCGGACGCGGCTCCGGCAAGTCCGAGTTCGCGGCCCGTAAGATATTCCGCAGATGTATCGAGGAGGGGGGACATCGCATCCTTGTCCTCCGCAAGGTCCGCAGCCGTTGCCGGGAATCCGTTGTCGAAGTGTTCCGGCGCTTGCTCATCTCGCACGCTGTCCCGTTCGAGGAGACCAAGACAGAGCGGACGCTCCGCTTCTTCGGCAACGAAATCCTGTTCGATGGCTTAGACGATCCCCAGAAGATCAAGTCATTCGCCGGGTTGACCGGACTGTGGATCGAGGAGGCGACGGAGTTCACCGAAGCCGACTTTCTCGGCGTTGACCTCATCCTCCGCGAGCCTACAGCGAATTACAAGCAGATCATCCTCACGTTCAATCCCGAGGAGGCTCTCGCGCCTTGGCTCAAGAAGCGGTTCTTTGACGCCATCGACCCGGACGCGACGGTCCATACCTCCACTATCGACGACAACCCGATCAAGGAAGTACGGGACACATACCGCGCGCGCCTGGACCTCATCCAGGACAAGACGGCGAAAGAGATTTACCGCTTCGGCCTGTGGGCGCTCGCTAAGGGGATCATCTATTCCTGGGACGTTGTGCCCGTGCCGCCGGAGAAATACGACGAAGTATTCTACGGCGGCGACTTCGGCTACAGCGTCGACCCCGCGGCCGTTGTCAAGATCTACCGACGCGCCAATGAGTTCTGGCTCGAGGAAGTGCTGTACGAAACGGGGCTCACGAATCAGGACTTAGCACGCCGGATCATGACCAATCCCCGATGCGACGTGAAGCGCCCGTTCTACTTCGACTCCGCCGAGCCCAAGAGCATCGAGGAGTTGTCGCGGTTCAGCATCAACGTCTATCCCGCGATCAAGGGCCCGGACAGCGTCCGCGCCGGCATCGACTTCATCAAGTCATGCGTCGTCCATATCGTCGCCGGCTCGGAGCACATCATCGAGGAGGCCCGGCTCTACAGGTGGAAAGAGGACCGGAACGGGAACACGCTGGCGGAGCCCGTTGACTTTAAGAATCATGCCGTCGACGCGACGCGCTACGGCATAGCGACGCACATGCGCGGGAGCCAGGAAGCCGGGTTTTTCCTTTCGAAAGAGTCCGTCTACGTCTGAGGATATTGAAGATGCGAATACAAACGCGGCGCGCGCAGGCTCAGGAAATGGACGGATTCCAGAAGCAGGTAGTGAAGCTTCAAGAATTGGTCGTAGATAACATCTTAGCCGTCCAGGAACGGGACGCGACGTACACCGGCAATAGGTATCGCACTTACTCCGAAGCCGTCGCCGAGCTCGCCAGTAAATACTCTGGCGACGCCGACTGGGGCGTGCTCCAGGCCGGGAACATCGTCGACATCCGCTCCGCCTACATCGTCGGTCAGGGGATCAAGGTCAGCAAGGTCGAGGGCGACGACGACGCGACGCCCGAGTACGACTTCGCGCAACGGTTCATCGACAAGAACCAGCTCGACCATGAGCTCCCCCAGGACCTGGCGCGGGAGGCCGAGATCGAGGGCAAGACGCTCCTCAAGCTGTTCGCATTCAAGTCCGATGACGAGGCGGCAATCGAGGGCGTCGATATCGTGCTGCGGTGGATCAGCTGGACGACGAACAAGTACACGGTCAACGTCAGCAAGGACGACTATCTCCAGCTAGAAAGCGTGGAGTGGGATCCGCCGACCGGGACTCACATCAAGCTCACGCCTGATCAGTGCGTCTATAAGCGCTTCGCTGGTCGGCTCGATATCCCGAACGAGACCATGCCGCGCACGGCGAAGTGCCTGACCCAGATCGAGAACCTCGACATGGCGCTGCGCGACTGGCGGCAGATCAACAAGCTCTACGCCGCGCCGACGCCGCACGTCCAATGTGACAACGCGCAGCAGGCCGAGGCAATAAACGAGGCGATCGACAAGATCAACTGGAAGATCGGCAAGTTCTTCGCCCACACCGGCGTCTTCGGCTACGCGCAACCGTCCTCGGAAGGCCAGAAGGCCATCGAGTCCGAGATCATCACGCTCATGAAGCTCATTAGCGGGACGACCGGAGTGCCGATCAACTTCCTTGGCGCACCGGAGCTCACCACAAAGATGGGATCGGACTCTCAGGCTCTGCTTGACCTCATCGCCATGAGCACCTCGAAGGAGCGCGAGATATGGCGCGGCGCGTACGGGGAGACGCTCGAGAAGGCGATGCGGATGTGGAACACCACGACGGGGAAGACGCCGCTCCGGCCCGAGCTCATCAAGATCGACCTGCCCGTCGTTACCGAGGCGCAATGGGACCGGATCGTATCGACGTGGCTCCCGATTAGGGCCGCCCAGGAGATCACGCAGAAGACCTTCCTGAGCCAGATCCCCGGGCTTGACGTAGAGGCGGAGCTCAAGGAGCTGGCGAGCGAGGATGAAGTGGCGCTCGACAAGTTCACGGAGAACAGCGGCGGCATGACGCCCGAGGAAGTAGCCCAGATGAAGGCGGACAAGGCCGCGGCCGATGCGGCGAGTAACCTGCCCGGGCAATTCGGGAACACCGCAAATAAAGCGAAGAAAGGACAACCGGCATGATGATCACGACTCGCAACCTCAAAGAGCCGAAGGCAGAAGAGCCGAAGAAGTTGAAGACGATCACGACGGCGATCATCCCGAACGCGGCGCCCCAGCCGGCGCCCGTGAGCGACGGGTTCGCCAAGATGATCACCACGCATGACGAGCCGGGGCCGAAATTCCGCATCGTCATTGAACCTCCGGACGGGAAGCCTTTAACCGGTGCGGCAAGATGGATCGACGATCAGTTCAAGGCCGACTTGCAAAAGGCCAAGGTGGTCGAAGTCAAGGTCGGCGAGCCGATCGACCAGGTCCCCTCCGCCCCCGCGGCCGAAGTCGCGCCAAAACCGAAAGCCAAGAAGAAGGGCGGACGGCCGAAGAAGGCGAAGGCGTAACCATGAAGTATTGGTGGCGGAGGTGGATTCTCGGTCGCAGGATCAAACGGGCTCAGTCCATGATCCTCAAGATCGAAGCCACTCTATGCGCCATGAACGCGCCGCGGTGGAAGCGGAAGCAGATCTGGGCCGACTTCATCAAGCGGGCGGACGGGCGGGAAGCCATCGTTGACATTCTGGACGGAGCGAAGTCATGAAGTTCAAAATCGCGGGGACGCAGATCCAGGAAATGGCGGCCGAGGAGATCCTGGACCACGTCAGCGCGTCGGCCTACAAGCGCATCAAGGCCACAGACGCCAAGCCCATGTTCCGCGCCTACTGCATCGGCCACGAGGGCGAGTCCACGGGCAAGGTTGTCGGCATGGGCCGCGTCGTCAAGAAGTGGGTACGCTCCGCCATCGAGGGCATCAACAGCAAGCTCGCCATCGGCACGAAGTTTTTCCACCTGCATGGCCAGGAAACGAATGACCACGACGGCCGCAAGCCGATCGCCGAAGTCGCGGGAAAGGCGCTCTCCGATATCGCGGGCAAGCTCTCGTCCATCGCCATTGCTTACGTCTATCCCGCCTATCACGACCTCCCGCTCGACGTCGCGTCCATCGAGGCGGATATCAACATGCCTGAAAACATCAGCCCCAACGCCCGTGCGGTGGATGTTGATGTCGAAGAAATAACCGGAATCGCCTTGGGCAATTCCGAGATCGTCAAACCCGGGTTCGCGGGAGCGACGCTCTTGGCCTCTCTGCAAGAGTTCGCCGAAGCGAGCCACGAGAAACCCCCGAAGGAGGGAGAAAAACCGATGACCAAAGCAGAATTGATCGCGGCCATTCGAGAAGCGAAGCTCACCCTTTCGGACCTTTTCAGCCCGAGAGAGATCGCCGATGACTCCACCGTCCAGGACGTCATTCGAGACAAGCGCCGGAACGAGGAAGGATTCGAGACGCGGATGTCCTCCAAGCTCGAAGCCGAGAAGGCGGCCCAGCAGAAGGTCATCGATGACCTGAAGGCCAAGCTCGACGCTTCCAACCGGGTCACACTCAAGACCCGGGCAACCGAGGCCATCAAGCCCGCCGTCGAGAAGCGCAAGCTGGATGAAAAGCAGATCGCCTTCATCAACAAGAACGCGGCCAAGTTCGACCCCAAGAGCGAAGACACGCTCGCGGGCGACCTGGACAAGTTCCTGGACGCGCAGCTCGACGACCTCAAGATCTTCAACGAGATCTACGGGATCAAGGGCGGCGAGACCAACGCAGCCGGCGTCGGCGCCGGAAAAGCGGGTGACACGTCCGTCGAAGACCTTCTCACTCCTGACGCACTCAAGGACGGAACCAAAAAATAACACAGGAGAAACATCATGGCCGAAACTGGTTTGAAACTCAGGACTTGCGCTCCCAATGGGGACTGGCGGTCCTTCGTCGTGACCGCGCCTTCGCCGGGCGTCGTCGCTGGGCAAATGGACCTCATCCACGACACCGTGGGGGTCTATGCCCAGGCCGCCGCTACCGGAGAAGACGTGGCCTTCATCTACCACGCCGAGAAGATCCTCGTTCCCAAGAGCCAGACGACTGGCGCGGGCGAATTCGACGCCGGGGACAAGGTTTACTTCGATCACGCCGACGCAGAAGTCAACAACGACACCGGCAGCAACTATCTGTGCGGGATCTGCGTCAAGACTCCCGCCTTGGCCGACGCCGAAGTCCTGATCGACCTCGATGGCGCCGCCGTGACGGCGTCGTAAGGGGGATGACATGAAAGGCATGCTCATCAAAGACTGGACCAAGTTCGACTTCAAGAACGCGGACCACAGAATCACGCTTGCCAAGAACCTCGGCAAGTTCCTCTCCGAACCCAATGCTAACCCCGAGATCAAGGCCGCCCTGGCCAAGGTCCAGGAGTTCGGAAGCCCCCAGGACTTCCCGACTTCCGTCCTCGCGGTGCTCGACAAGTACCACCTGACCACGTCCTTCGACGAGGGATGGAAGCAGATCTTCAACGTCCGGGACTTCAGCGGGACGAACCGCAACGGATTCGACATCCTGGACGTGGAGAGCGGGCTCACCTTCACCAAGATCCCGATCGGCGGGAAGCTCGAAGTCATGAAGATGTGGGGCGAGAAGGCGCACGTCTACTTCGACTACTACGGCGGGGCGCTCGGCTGGCACCGGTCCCTGTTCGACGACCAGGAGTACTGGACGATCGAGGACAACGCCATCGAGTTCCGCAACAAGGCCTACCTCAAGCAGGCCCAGGTGTTCTACGCCCTGATCGAAGCGGTGGGCGCAACCGGCGCCGTCGCCTGGCAGAACCCCGTCCCTGCGGCCCTGGCCAACACGGACGAGACCTACAACGCGAACCGCGACATCCACACGATGAACGCGGCCGCGCAGCAGATCCTCCTGGCCGTCGCCAACAAGGGCTACGGCGTGACCCCCCAGGGCGCGCAGTTCATCGTCCTGACCCCGCTCCAACTCCAGGCCCGCGTCAAGTCGGCCCTCGCCGTCCAGCTCCAGGCCTATTCCGGCGGGCTGGGCCTGGCCAACTTCTCATTCCAGCCGATCGTCACCACGATGCTGGCGTCCGCGACGTACGCTTACGTCATCCTGCCCAAGCACAAGCTCGTCGCCGGGCTGCGGATGGACCTGACCACCTTCGCGTCGTTCGACCTGCTCTCCTACACGGAGACGGCGGCCGGATGGATGCGCTACGGCGGAGCGATCGGCGACACGGACCAGGTCGCGCGGATCGCCTTCGCCTGAGTCTGAGGGGTACGAGGCAATCAGTAAACAGAGGGGGCCGGTCGAAAGGCTGGCCCCCTTTCTTCAAAGAGTGACATGAGCGCAATGATACGAACGAACGACCCCCGGGTGAGCCGGATCATAGCCACGAAGGATGAGCAGGCGCGGAACGGGCGGTCTTATCGCGCCCCGAATCCCGTCGACAACGCTTGGGCTGAGCTGCGGCGGTTCGGTCGCCAGGTCGTCGATGTCATCGGCGGTGCGCTCACGTTCGACAACTACCCGGACGGCGCATGGAAAGGCCAGCGCTGCTTCATCGTCGGCGGCGGGCCGTCGCTCAAGGGCTTCGACTTCGAACGGCTCCGCGGCGAGCGCGTCATCGCCATCAATAAGGCTTATTTCGATGTTCCGTTCGCGGACGTCATGTTTGCGATGGACCGCCCGCTTCTCGGTGACATCATGGACGGGAAGTTTGGCGAGAACTACCGCCAAGCGTTCGAATCGTTCCCGGGCGCGAAGGTCTGGCTTGACCTTTCGAATAGTTCCTATCCCGCCGGAGTCTACTCTATCCCATCCTCCGGCGAGATCGGGTGGACGA